AAAAAATAGCTTGCATCGGGGGTTATATTTCTCATATGTGGACATTTTAACCATTAACAACAAGAGGAGATATGTATGACACCTGTAACACAATTAGAAACCGCTGAGATACGCGTTTTAATCGCCAGCTATAACCGTATGCGTCGTCGCATCATCGACAATAACGCCGCCAGAGAACGATTGGAGTCGTTAAAGGACGAGCTAATAGCGAGGGGGGAGTTAGCGGTATGAGTATGATGACTTTTGCTTCGATTATACTCATCATGGTATTTGTCTTTGCGATGCTTTATTCGGACTGATGAGCGATAACGATCTATGTATATGGTGTGGATTGGAACTTCAAGGTCGTGACCGCGAGGGGAACATCTGTGCTGAATGTATAATGAGAGAAAATGAAAAGGAGAACAACGATGAAGATAACGATTGAACACTACGGAAGAACCGTGACTTGGGAAGGACCGGAAGAGTCTGACTTATACGATGTGATGGACGCGTTTAAAGGCTTGCTACGCATCTTGGAGTATGTCATTGACGACAACGATGAGGACCAGTGATGTGGGTCGTACCGAAAACATTATCAGCTTTTGCTCCGGCTACGGCGGTCTTGAAAACGGAATCCGACGAGCTGGTGTCGATGTTAGGACAGTCTGTTACTGTGAACGGGAAGCTTATGTCCAAGCAGTATTGGTCAAGGCGATTGAAGAAGGACGGATGGATAGCGCGCCTATATGGTCAGATGTTGTCACATTCCCAGCAGAAAGCTTTCGAGGAAAGGTGGACGGAATCACTTGTGGGTATCCATGCCAACCCTTTAGTTCCGCAGGAAAGCGAAAGGGAGAAAAAGATCCTAGACACTTGTGGCCCTACATCCGAGAACACGCCAGGACAATTGGAGTTCGATGGATTTTCGCAGAGAATGTCGAAGGACACGCCACGCTTGGACTCTCCACAGTCATCAGCGATTTGGAAGAAGATGGTTTCAAGGTGGAGGCAGGAATATTCAGCGCGGAAGAAGTTGGCGCTCCTCACCGAAGGAAACGCGTCTTTATCTTGGGCCACACCACAAGCGAGCGATTATGTCGAGGGAGCCAGGACGAGCTTAGAGAGCAATCAGAAATGTCTAGGGAGGGATCTCAAGATGTGGCCGTCGCCTCGAGCGGGGAATCCCGGGAGTCGCAAGCCAGGGACGGGTGGCAAGGTACTAGCGGAAGAAGCGAAGAGACACGCTGGCCTTCTCGACCAGGAGAGCAGCAATATGGATGGGAGTCGCCGAGAACAGTTGTCACCCGATTGGGTGGAAAGCCTCATGGGTCTGCCCATAGGAACAACCGACTTAGGCTCCTGGGGAACGGAGTTGTACCACAAACAGCAGAATTAGCTTGGCAAGTATTATCGAATCGTTTACACAACACACAACCATGAAAAAACTACTACTATTATTAACGCTATTCGCAGTCGCGTCTTGTACGACGACTAAAACCGCAATATGGGACACCTGTCCATCGGACCTTGGCTACTCCTGCCCTGAAGACGGAAGCCCTTGCCCGTTTTGTAACGACGAAGATGACGACTCCTAATCCATTTGACAACGGGTTGTTTTGGTGCGAGGGATGTCAGGTATTTGATCAACGGCGTTACCTCCGCGAACACGACGGGTGCTTCGACAACGACGAAGACGACGACAACAACAATAACAACGAAGAAAACGAAAACGATGAGTAAACTAATAGCTTTAACGGGCCCGAAAGGCGTAGGTAAATCGACCTATGCGAAGTTTGTAGCGGGAGAGAATGGCATAGTAATCTCTTTTGCAACGCCGATTAAACAGATGCTGACTGCGATAGCAGGGGATGAGTACATCTTTGGAACGAAGAAGAACGCGATAGTACCGCACCTTGGGGTGACAGGACGGTTCTTGATGCAGACATTGGGGACGGAATGGGGACGCGAGACAATCGACCAGGACATATGGGTAAACTCAGTGCGTCGTATGTTAACGAAGAGCTTCTTCAGTGAGTACACTCCTGTGATCATCGATGACTTACGCTTTGAGAACGAAGCCAAGATGGTACGGGAGATGGGCGGAGAAGTATGGGAGATAGATCGTAAAGATTTTACTCCTGAGAACGACGGACACATCTCAGAGATGGGCGTAAAGGCTGTCGATAAGAAAGTCCTGATATGAACGAAGAAGAAGATTTGTCTTTTTCTAGCGGCGACTTGATGTCGTATGGATCGGAGTATGGACAAGGTGATTGGTTATACTTTGCCAGCGACTTTCCTGCGTATGAAGATGTCGTCAAAGGCTTTGATAACTTTTGGAATAATACCCAAGTAAAAGAGTTTCCAAAAGATGAGAACGGAAATAACTTGCGTGATGAGAACGGAGAGATAATAGTCATCCGCACAAACAAACCAAGAAAGCGTTTAAAGACGCAGCTTTATTTCCATAACCACAAAAAGAGGAAAGTAAAAACGAATAATGAAAGTACTGAAATTAGCTGACGAAGTATACAAGAGACACTGGCGCGGGTGTAAGGATGGAATGGGATTACTAAACAATGCGGAGGATGTATGTAAGCGTCTTGGGAACGACGTTGAGATCCGCGAAGTAAACGAACGAAGGATCGACGACCTGGTGCTGGGTTTAGAAGACGATAACAAGGCGGCAGGCACGATTAACAAGCGATTGGCGGCGTTATCCAAGATGTTACGCTTCGCTTATAGACGCGGTTATATCGAGCGTATGCCCGTGATTGAACGGAAGAAGGAACCGCAGGGTCGTATGCGTTGGTTGAGCGAGGAGGAAGAGTATCGTATGCTAGGAAAGTTTCATGCGATGGGTAAGCCTTTCATAGCTGACTTCTGCAAGATACTTATTGATACCGGAATGAGGACAGGTGAGCTGTTTAAGTTGCGGGGCAGGGATGTCGATATAAGTGGGGTAAACTTCCAACGCATGATCCATTTGTGGGAGACAAAGAATGGTAAATCGAGATCCATTCCGGTTACTAATCGTGTGTACGAGATATTATGTCGTTATAAAACATCGAACGACGCTTTATTGTTTACCTTTAAGCAACACACTTTAAATCGTGCTTGGAAACAGATGAAGACTGAACTTGGTATGTACGACGATAAAGAGTTTATACCGCATTGCTTGCGTCATACTTGTGCGTCCAGGTTGGTACAACGAGGGGTAGACATTCGTGTAGTACAGGAGTGGCTCGGTCATAGCTCGATACAAACGACGATGAGGTACGCCAAGATTGCTCCTAAGAATTTAGCAGATGCGAGAGATGTTTTGGAAAGACATTGACAAACCTCATATTAACAGATTTAGTCGAGGTAACGAATGAAACATATACTTAGTTTAGGAGCGGGTGTTCAGTCGTCCACTTTAGCTTTAATGTTTGCACGTGGTGAGTTAGAGCCTATGCCAGACTGTGCTATATTTAGTGACGTAGGTGCTGAACCTCCTGCTACTTACAAATATTTAGAGTGGTTAAAGGACGAACTTCCCTTTCCGATACATATTGTAAAACATAAAGAGGGTTTACTTGAGCACGTTGAAGAGGGTATTCGTGACAGTAAGTTTATACAGGTTCCTTTTTACGATGAGAAGGGACTAGGTGCTAGGCAGTGTACGAATATGTACAAGATACAACCAATCAACAAAAAGATTAGGGAAGTCTGCGGGTATAAACCACGACAAAGGATCAAAGAGATTGAAGCTACTGTCTACATAGGAATAAGTTACGACGAACTTCAGCGTATGAAAGACTCCAGAGAGAAGTGGATTAAACATTCGTTTCCTTTGATAGATCGGAGGATGCATAGATTAGATTGTAAAGCGTGGTTGAAGAAGTACAACTATCCTGAGCCTCCTCGTTCTTCTTGTTGGTTCTGTCCGTTTAGGTCACAAAAAGATTGGAGAGACTTAAAAAATAACGATAAAGAATCATGGGACAAAGCGGTGGACTTAGATAAAAGAATAAGAAATACAGGCTCTAAAGGTCAGAAAGTTTACACGCATCAATCGTTAAAACCATTAGATGAAGTTGATCTATCCACCGATATAGACAAGGGTCAGAATGTTTTTGACTTCTTGAGTGAGTGTGAAGGGATGTGTGGCGTATGAATCAAAGCGAATTGAATAAGGAGATGGTATCTCACGGTATTGCCCGTTACCGTCGTCGAGTACAAACAGCCAAGGAACGCAGTCAAGAATCTGATTCACCTTATGGTCAGCGATTGTTGCGTAATTATTTACCGCTGTTTATTGATGCTGTAGAGAAGCGTTTTGATTATCATCGTAAACATCCACATGCTGTACCCGTTTGGATGCCATTGGTATGGGACATGGATACGAGAAAGCTGTGCTTGTTGGCGTTTAAATGCGTCCTTGATGGTATCAGTGAGCGTCGTCCTTTGACTTCAGCATCTATTCGTATCGCTACTGCTATTGAAGATGAGATCCGTTATGAACGATTGAAGGAGGAATATCCTAAAGTCTTTTACTACGCACAAAAGGATGTGGAAAAGAATAAGAACGCTTCATATCGCAGACAACGCGAAGCGTTCTTGGCACATGAAAGAGGCGAAGCAAAGAAGGGCCATATCGAAGCTTGGAGACAATGGACTCGTCGTGAAAAGACGATGATGGGTACATGGTTATTAGAATTAATACGAGCCAATACGCATCTTATCGCATTTAAACTTATAGGTATACGCAAGCAGAGTGTGTTTCATGTTACAGCTACCGACGAATTATTTGAGTGGATGGCTGAGTATAATAAGGACCAAGAAATTTTGAAACCTCTGTGGTTACCAACGGTGGAACTCCCCGAGCAATGGTCGTCTATTTGGGTTGGCGGCTATAACGATATTGAGGGAGTTCCGCCGTTATCTTTTATTAAATGTCACGACTATAAGTACATGAACTCGCTGGACTTTGACGCGATGAAACCTGTAGTCGATGGGGTCAATCATTTACAAGCGACCAAATGGGAGGTAAACGAAGACATTTTAGGTATCGCTAAATGGGCGTGGCAAAACAATAAAGAGATTGGCGAGATGATTCGTCGTGAAGACTATGAGTTACCTGTATGGAAGCCCGAGTATGACGACGATGAAGACGGAGCCAAGGAGTTTAGTCGTAAGTGTGGAAGCATTCATCGTTTAAACATTGCGATGAGATCCAAGCGTTTGATGATTATGAAGACGCTATGGACGGCTGAAAGATTCGAAGATAAAACGATATACTTTCCACATCATTTAGATTTCAGGGGTCGCATGTATCCTATTCCTTATTTTCTATCTCCGCAAGGGACCGACCTATCAAAAGGCTTGTTACGTTTTGCTACATCGCAAACAATTAACAACGACGCTGATGCACGATGGTTGGCGATCCACGGAGCAAACTGTTTTGGACACAACAAACTGACATTCGACGAGCGAGTTGAGTGGGTGAATAGCAGACGCAAAGAAATCGAAGAAGTACACCAAGACCCGCAAGTGAATGACTGGTGGCAAGCTGCGGAAGAACCGTGGCAATTCTTAGCGTTCTGTCGTGAATGGTCGCGTTACTTGGAGCAAGGCTATGGCTTTGAAACTAAACTTCCTTGTGCTATGGACGCGTCTAATAACGGTATTCAAATACTCAGCTTGCTCGGTCGTGATGAAATAGGAGGACGAGCCACTAACGTCGTCGCAACTGAACAGCCCGCCGATCTATACACATATGTAAGTGACCGTGTTAATGAGTTGTTGAAGATGCATATGGAGAAAGGTAATCATGTTGCGGCGGCGTGGCTCAAGTTTGGTATTGATCGCAAGACAACCAAACAACCTGTGATGGTTAAGCCTTATGG